AAGGGCCACATACCAGGATCGGAAGGATCAGGTTGCTGCGGTCGTGAAGGCAGCGAGGGAAAAAGGTCAGGAGGCTATGGATCTGGGAACACGCATCCACTCATTGGCTGAAGACATCCTGGCAGACAAACCAGCGATTGAGGGAGATCCATATTCGGTCGGGATTGCTGATTACCACACCAGGAACATTGTCAGGGTGCGATGGACTGAGAACTCAGTGACATGCATAACCGATAAGATCGCATTTGCTGGAAGGGTTGATGCGCTTGTTGAGCACCAGGCATGCGGGTTGGCAGTGCTCGATTGGAAGTCATCGAAGGTGGCACGAAGTAGGACGGGTAAACCAACACCCAAATGGTATGACCCCTACATCATCCAGCTTGCTGCTTACAGCTACGCAATCGACGGTCAACCTCAACCCATCTCCATTGCAATCGATACTACTCCAGGCAGCGAGGGTGGAATCTATGAGAAAATATGGGAACAGATGGAGATAGAGCGAGGGTGGCGAATCTTCAACCTCCTATATCGCCTATGGTGTGAGGAGAAAAAATACGCACCGCACGAATGGTATGCGGCTAGACGCTAAAGACAAACTCAACCACCTCCACAGGCTCGAAATGGATCGGGCCTGCGGAGTGTGGGATGAGGATCGCCAGCAAAAGCTGGACGATCTGATTATGGAACTTTGCTACGGGTTTAAAAATGAGGATTTACGAGTCAGAGGAGGACAAGAGGAATCAGAGGCATGCGATGGAACGGGTGGAGAAATTATTCAACTGGAGCCTGGAGGAACTGAACATGCGATACACTGCCGATTGGGCAGCATTCAGGAAGGTGAACAATGTAGATCTGCTTGATGCGTTCATCGAATACAAAAGGAGATTCAACAATCATGATGCATACGACTCAGTTTTTCTGGACGCAAAAAAATATGTGGCCTGCAAGCAACTGAGCGATGCGTTCGCAGTTCCATTTTATTACATACAGGAATGGGAAGATAAGATCGGAATAGTTCAGCCTAACATCAGGGACTGCATCAGGAGCAAGGTCAGTGTCAGGCGATCTCTCAGGCGAGATGATACCGATGATACCTACCTGTTCATTCACATTCCCATTCAACGATTTGATTTCTACAAGCGATGACTTCTACCAGATACAAAGGAGCGAAACCCTCGCTCACACCAGAGGTCATTATGCGGCGCATCAATGAGATTCAGGATCATGAGTTGAAACAATGCATAGCATGCCTGGTCTGGTGGGATATCATCGGAATACACCCCAGGAGCATGTTTGCTGAAGAGGTGCATGATTTCTTCGAGCCTCTGCTGGACATGCGACCAGTGGCCAATCCCCCATACAATCAGATCGTCAAAGGCTTGATGTGGATGGGGTATCTCAGGCCCTACGCAATGAAACGTGCATTGGATGATATCAACCAGGATCGGAAGTCCAGAAAGGCAAAGAAGATCCTGAACGCAATATTGGATATCACTGCCAACGAGGATCTCAGCCTAGCAGAGATCGCCCAGGGCCTGATGGAGCGAAAGGTGAAGACCGTTAACAATCGTCCCAAATGGCGACCCTCAACGGTTCAGATATTTCTCAGGATCTATGGCAATGGAGTGATGGAATGACTAAAGGCAGTATCTACATTGATCTGATCAGGCTCTATTGGGATTGTCAGGCCCATTTCGGTCTCACCAATGGAGCCACTGCCCTCTATTTCTACATCCTGCACAAGTTCAACCAGGCAAGGTGGCCCAATAAGTTGGGGATCTCGTCTCTGGAGATTGGCGGAGTGCTGGGAATATCTAAACCCACCCTTTTGAAATTCAAGGACGAGTTGTCGAATACTGGGTTGATCGAGTGCCATTTTATGACTGGCAAGATCCGCCAGGAATACACCCTCAAGCACCCCACCCTCACCTTTGGCGGAGTCGATTTTGAGGCCCTAGATGACAAAGATGGTAAAGAAGATAGTAAAGAAGATAGTAAACAACATAGTCAAAATTCTTTACCAACATATATATATAATACAAAGACAGAATACATTCCCCCTATAGTCCCCCAGAAGGGGGACAACAAAGAGAGGGACAAGCAAGCTCTGGAGATCTATGAGGCTTACCCCAGGAAGGTGGGACGACCAAAGGCACTGTTAGCAATCAAGCGTTACATCGAGAAGGTAGGCTTTGAAACACTACTTGAGAGGACCAATGCCTATGCTAAATCGGTTATTGGTAAGGATCAGCAGTTTATCCCCCACCCTTCCACCTGGTATTCACAGGAACGATTCAATGATGACCCATCCACCTGGACACAGGGATCAGGGTCTAGCCCTGGTAATCGATCGGAACTGGTAGCATCTGGACCTCAGAGGGTGATGATGCTTCAGGAGAGGCAGAAAGCACTCAAGCAGGAGATGCACGACTACCGCAATCAGCACCTCTCAGTGGCAGCAATGACCAGCACCTGGGATGCAGGGACAAAGGAACGCTATCAGGAGATGGCTGCAAAGCTGAAGGAGATCCAAAGCAAGCTCGATGAAGCTCTATGATGGAAACCGTCATAATTGCCCCTCTAAGCGATTTTTCTGGCTGGAGGGTGTATACTAACCACTTAGGCATGAAAATGCCTGCTGGACCCCGTCTAGAGCGTTTAAAGCCATTACCTGACGATCACTACACATTCAAAACAGAGAAGGAAGCCCTTGAAGCCGCAGAACGACTCAAATCCTACATTGAAGAACACCATCGTCCCCCTGGCAAACGAGGTAGAAGGCGGAGATCATAGACCACAGTTCAAGAAACCTGAGAAGGGCATAGGAAGCAGGTTGACCGATGAGCAATACAACCAGGTATGCCAGGATCTAATCGATGGCAAGAGCATCATAACGGTGGCTCTGACGCATTCTGTGGCCAATTCTACAGTTCAAACCATCAAGGCTACCATCAAGGATCACATCCCAGACTGGAAACAACGGACTAGCAATAAACTGGGCGAGATCATCAGTGATATGGCTGACAGTCTGCACCAGGATCTGCTCTCAGGGAAACTCAGCCCAGATAAGAAATCCATTTCTATCGGTATCTTAACGGACAAAAAGAGAGACCTCGACGGGGAGAAAACAGTGATTGAGCACCGCAGGGTCGATTCTGAGGAGGATTTCCGCAGGCGAATGGATGATTACCTAGCCTCCCTGCCCTCTGCTCAGACAATTGATCTCGCAGATAAACCCAAAAACCCCAGCATTATTGATGTTTCTGCCCAGGACTGCACAGATTCTGCACAGGTCGATCCAGATTAACTAGGCAAATTTTACCTACCAGGGGCGGGGGGGATGTTGAGGTCGGATTTCTGCCGCAACCGAAAACGGATTCTCCCTCATGAAAAAATTTAACCAAACAGCCCAATAGCATATGAAGACCAATACCCTACAAACCTATCACTCACGCCTTCAGTCGGGCCTACATCCACTCAGGCTGGACACTGAGGCATATTTCCCTGACCACTACTGTGAGCCTGTGATGCGAGTCGCCTGCGACCCTCACTATGGAGATGCAGTGTGGCGGGACAAAAGGTTCACCAAAGCTTGCGTCAAAGAGCATATTCCCAAAATAGGCGAGGTCGCACCTGACCCCATATTCGGCGGCAAGATGGAGACCTGGGCTATGTATGATTGGCTGGACCAAATGCGTGAAGCGAAAAAAAGACCCTGAGGATCTCTCCCCAGGGTTGCACCAGTCAGCATATGAACAAGACATCTTTGGTGTATACCCACCTCCCTTAATTATCAATCCTTAATATGACGAGAATTGACTCAATGGTGTGTTTACACCAGATTACACTAATCTATGGGTCTATCGGTTATCGGTCTCAGCGGCAAGATGGGAAGTGGGAAGGATGAGGTCTACCGAATATGCACCGAATTGTTGCGAGGTGACCGTATAAAGCGTTTTGCCTTTGGGGATGAGGTGAAGGCAGAGGTGGCTTCTGTCCTTAATCTGAGCGTCAAATACGTTGACCAGCGGAAGCAGTTATTTAGGCCCATCCTCCAATGGTGGGGAACGGAATACAGAAGGCAGTTATTCGGGCAGACCTATTGGATTGACAAAATGAGGGACCAATTGACTGACCCATCGAAATCGGGTTGGGCAATTGTTACCGATGTCAGATTTGAGAATGAGGCTGAACTGATTCAGGACATCGGAGGCTATATGGTCAGGGTTGATCGGCCAGGTTTCTGTATGTGCCAGAAAACAGCAGACCACCCATCTGAGACTGATCTGGATTTTTATGATTTCGACTATGTGATTCGGAACAATGGGGAGTTAGACGACCTGAAACCAGCAGTAGGAGAGATGATTGATGCCTATAGACGAGCGAGAACTTTCAGCCAACCTGGGGTTGGATCGACGTACGGTTAAAGAACTCAGAGATGAGATTCTAGTTGAAGGTGAGGACTTCGTGAGAGGTCGTCACCGAAAGGTTCTGATCACTCTACCTGGCCAGGAAAAAATTAAGAGGCACTTTTTCCCAGAACGCTATCGCCCTGAAACCCTGGCGAGTGAGGAACTGACTGGAACTGTCACCCACTGGCAGTTTCGGAACAAAAAGATAGTCGAGGTCGATAACGAGATCATAGTCAGGGTCAGAGATTCCAGCCTGTATCGGCCCAATATCTGGGGCAATCGCTGCCCTATCACCTACAAGCAAATGGGGGGCAATTATATTGCCATCGCCATCCCACCTCCGCAGTGGCGCAAGAGCCAGCCCAGGGTGAAATGATCTACGTCCTCCATATGACTGGCACTCATTTTTACAAGGTGGGGATGACTGAGAGGGACCCGATGGCTCGTCTGCATGATTTACAGACTGGATGCCCTCATAAACTGGAATTGTATTCATCTTTCCCTGGGGACTGTGTCGATGAGGCGATCATTCACACTGTTCTCAACGAGTGCATGATGCAGATGGAATGGTTCCTAATCCCTCGATCCCCTATTCGGTTTATTTACTATCGATTATGGAAGGCAGGGGTTCCGAACAAGGCCCTGGAGGACCACCTGGAGCCATTGCCTGACAAACGCAAGTCGCATCGATTACCCGCAGAGATTAATTGGGAGATCGAGATGATGCGAAGTAAAGGAGCAACCTACTCAGATATCACAGAGGCACTCGATGTGTCGGATGTCTCTGTAAAAAACATTTGCTGCCCTGGATACCTCTACAGAACTCTGAGGCAGAAATCACAACGCAAAAAAACTCAGAAAAAAACAACATGAGCGAAGTTAACTACAAGGTAACCCGATTTGATCCACAGATGAACTGTGCATCTCACCCATCATCCAATCACGTTCATAGCGTGATATTCGGTTTGCAGGCCACCAACCCTGCAACAGGCTCAACTGCTTACATTGACGAGCGCATAAAACTTGATCCCTGTCTAACCCCAGAGGAGTTGAACAATCGTGCGGAGGAACTCTGCGAAATGTGGGCTGGGACAAAGGGCTGGTACATGCATTTGCAGAAGGCACTGTTTAAAAAGGATATGGCTCCCAGGCCAATGCCAGATGGTTATCAAAAACCTGACATTGACAACATGTCGATTGGCGATGGGTACAAGACCTTTGTCATCAACGAAAACAATATTAATGATGATGAGCTTGTTAAGGAGGTGTTTGCTGGCGCATTACCAGAAGAGCCTGCCGTAGAAGACTCCCCAGAAGAACCCACCGAAGAACCCACCGACGAGTCCACCGAAGAACCGCAGTGATGTGGGAGGAATGGGCATTCAGACCTCATCCTGTCTACCCTCTCCCCACCAGGGAGCAGGTTGAGGTCGCTTGTTCTACCCCAGAGGGAGAGGCCCAGTTCAGGGAGATCATGCAGGCCAGGGGCGAAAAGCTTCGCCTGGAGAATGAGGATCCCTACAGCAATGGATATGAGCCACCACATTGGGCGGAGGCTGATGCGTTATTAAAAGAACATAGCAATGTCCTGGTCAGCGGCGGGAATCGTAGCGGCAAGACTGAATATTGTGCAAAACACGTAGTCAAACACCTGATGAACAACCCTAAGTCAAGGGTTGTTTGCATGCATACTACGCACCAGTCCAGCCTCCAGACTCAGCAACCTGTGATCTACAAATACCTTCCGATCAACCTCAAGGGTAGGAAGATTCGCAAGGAAGTTGAGAACATCAGCTATAGCCAGAAGAACGGGTTCTCAGATAACACATTTATCCTGCCCAACGGATCTCAGTGCTGGTTTATGCATTATAGCCAGGATCCCAGGGCATTTGAGGGTTTGGAGATTGATCTATGTTGGGCCGATGAGTTGATACCTAAAAACCTGCTAGATACGCTCAAATTTCGATTAATTACACGTAGCGGAAAATTTCTTTTATCATTTACACCAGTGGAGGGAATGACTCCTGTCGTCAAAGAGTTTGTGAGTGGCGGTGAAGTGATTGAGTGGGCAGATTCAGAGCTACTGCCTGGGGTTAATGTGCCAGCAGGGCCTGCTGGGAAAATGCCATACAAGATGCGCTGTAGAAACGAGCAATCAGCTTGCATCTGGTTTCACACTCGCTGGAATCCATTCAACCCCTACGAGCAACTCAAGCAGAGACTACAGGGGCAACACACCAACGAGATTAAGATTCGGGCCTATGGGTGGACTGAAAGCGCAATCGGCAATGCATTCCCTCGCTTTGGGGACGGTCACATCATTGACAAGCAGAAGATCCCGAAGGGCGGGAAGACTTTTATGGTCGTCGATCCTGCGGGTTCAAGGAATTGGTTCATGCTTTGGGGCAAATCAATCGATGACGTTCTCTACATCTACAGAGAATGGCCCGATTCAACGATGGGTGAATGGGCGATACCCAGCGAAAAACCCGATGGATCACCAGGCCCAGCGCAGAGGGCTGGCGGTGGTGGTAACTCAATTAATTGGTATAAAAAGCTGATCATCGAGAAGGAGGATGGTGAAGAAATTTTCATTCGATTGATTGATCCCAGGGCCTGCAAGGCTAAGTCGCTGGACGGTCGTGAAATCCTCGATGAGTTAAAAACAGGCGAAGCTGGAATGTGGTTTGATCCAGCTAGTGGGGCGCAGATTCAGGCAGGCGTATCATTAATCAATGACCTTCTGTATTACGATAATCACGCACCTATAGACGATGAGAACAAACCCAGACTGTTTGTTAGCAGAGAATGCAGAAACACAATATTTGCACTAAAAGAATGGACGGGGGCAGGTGGCGAAAAAGGGGCAACCAAAGATGTGATCGATTGCATCCGATACCTTGTGCAGGAAGAAAACCTTTTTACTCCCACAGGCATGCTAGGGACAAGCGGGGGAGGCAGTTATTAAATGAAGAAAACATTATGAAATTCCCTAAATTGATTGGATTCAAGGAATGTCGTGCCTTAACAGGTTTAACTACCTATGAGATCACTTACTTAATCGAGCAAGGTATTTTCACTGCCGTAGTTCCTGTTAAGAGGAAGCGCAAGCTGATCCACCAGCAAGTGGTGGAATATATGGAAAATTTATATGAGCGAAATCAAAAAACAGCTAGTCACCCTGTCTGACGAGTTTAAACGAGCAGGTGGCACTAGCACGATTCATCATTACCAGACTCGCACTGATAATGTTCGACTCGCCAGGTGGCGAGGTCAGTCGCACTCTGGTCGCAAAGAGCAGAAATATTACGACAAAGAAAAGGTCTTCCCCTGGGATGGTTGTTCCGATACCAGGGTCCGTCTGGTTGACAACCTTGTGGGGGAAATGAAGGACCTTCTTGTCACTGCATTTAGGCGAGGCACTTTAAGAGCAGGAGCAACTGAAGCGAACGATGCCGAATCCGCTCAACTCCTGACCACACTCCTTCGATACTACAGGGAAAACCTACTACAACAGGAACTGCATGAGGCAGCAAGCCTCCTGGCTGATTACGGTCAACAGGATGGTATATCGTTTTTGCAAATAGGTTGGAAAACAGAGGATACAAAAAAGAAAATCCCTGTCAGCTTGCCTATGTTGCAGCAGATGGCCCTGGCAGCGGACCCAGAGTCTATTGCATCACGACTGCCTGAGTTGATTGCAGATGAGCTATCAGAGAATGAAGCTATCGAGGCAATCAAGATGATCCTCAATGTAACTACAAGGGATGCCAGGAAGGGAATCAAAAAGCTTCGCAAAGGCGAGGTGGTAATGATTCCCATCATAGAGACTACGGTCAACCAGCCTGATATCAGCGCATGCCGTCTCTATACCGATGTTTTCTTGCCACCTGAGACAATTCACCTGGATCACGCTCGATATATCTTCAGACGTTATTACATGAGCGAGGTCGAACTTCGATCCTATGATTTCGACGAAGCCTGGATCGAGAAGGTGCTGAACACCAAAGACAATGTTTCCCACCTCTACCAGAACTCATTTGCCAACTACATTCTAGAGCCTGGGTTTCAGGATGGGATGTATGAAGTGATATATTGCTATGAGCGATGCCTCGATGAGGACGGGATGCCAGAAATTGAATGCACTGTTTTCCATCCAGAGATTACCGATCTGGCAGGCAAGCAAGAGACGCTCGACTACCTGTCAGGTAAATACCCATTCGTTGCCTATCGACGAGAAAACAGTGTTCAAAAGCTTGTTGAGACCAGGGGTCTTAGTGAGATTTGTGCAACCTGGCAAGACGAGATAAAAACTCAGCGAGACATGCTGGCAGATCGGGCCTCTCTCTACGTTAATCCTCCTATCGTTCACGCTGCCAGAACTGGCGGGAACTATGAGTTCCGCCCAGGCAGCACGATTGCAGAGATGCGAGCTGGAGAGATCCGCACATTAGAGCCACCTCGTTCTAGCATCACTGAGTCTCTGGAGATCATCAACTACGTAGAGAGGCAATGTAATGAATACCTGGGCCGAATGGGGCCAGGTATGGACCCAACAGTGGTAGCAATCCGCAGGCAGTCTACGGTCGATAATTATATGGCTACCTGGAGCAAAGCTTTCACCAAAATGTTCCAGCTAATGCAAGTCTTCCTGACTGATGAGGATATGGCTCGCATTGCAGGCAAAAGCCTGAACATGCCTAGGTCTGCAAAAGAGATCCAGGGATCATTTGACTTCCGAATCGTATTCGACTCCAGAGAGCTAGATAGCGATTACCTAATGGAGAAAATGCAGGCCCTAACTACTTTGGCACTGCCTAATGACTCCGCAGGCGTTATCGACAGAGGAGCACTGGTGACTGAGATTGCGAAAGCTATCAGCCCATCCCTGGCAGATGTTGTGGTTATGCCTAAGATCGGTGTGTCACAAAAAATCTACCAGGAGGTTATGGGTGATATCATTGCAATGGCCCAGGGTAATGAAGTCCCACCAAAACAGAACGATCCTGCCGCAGGCACTAAACTGCAATTTGCTCAACAGATCATCCAGGGCAATCCGAAATACCAGGAAGCCTTGCAGAACAACGCTGATGAAAGGTTTGTTCAACTGATGCAGGGCTACCTTCAGAACTTACAGTTCCTGGTGCAACAGGAGCAGAACGCAATGATAGGTAAAACAGGAGTCAAACCACTCAATGGATAGTTTAAACGAGGAACAGATCAAAGATGCTTTTGCTCAGATCAAAGGCTCCCCTGCTGACAAGGCAATCACCCAGGTTCTTGAGAATGCAGTCGAGGCAGCATTGGCTACAGCTATAACGCCAGGGAAAACCGATTCTGAGCGAGCATACGACTGTGGATGGGCAGCGGCGATATATCAGTTCGCAGAGCAACTCAACCACTATCGCCAGTAACATTCGCCCCTTCAATCGAAGGGGCTTTTTTGTGCAAATTAACAAAATTGCACGAATAGCAAAAAACTCTAACCAGACAGGTTGGATCTCATCTCTACATTCCCCAAAGTCGAAGCACTTCGCATAAGCGATGCGCCGAACTTGCTAGGCATAAAAACGCATGAGTGAAACCGAAACGGTTACGAATACCGCCCAAAATTCGGAGGTCCAGTTAACAGATTTGATTGGATCAATAATAAGGCCCGACGACCAACCTCAAGAGGAGGTTGCTGAAACCGATGCTGAAGCGTTAAACGACGAGTCAGTGGATGAATCGGTGGAGGATAGTTATGAGGCTGATGATAACACTGAGTCCGATGAATCGGATGGTTCCGAAGAGCCAGGATGGTATCAGAAACGGATCAAACGATTTACGAAGCAACTGCGAACAGTAGAAGCGGAGAGGGACGAGGCTCTAGCAGAGATCGAGCAGATGAGGGAGCAGATGAAATCTGCCCCTGCTGCCGCACCTTCGCAGATCACCGCCCGATCAGAAAAGGATCTGATCGAAATGGAGAACCTGGAGAAGGAGAAGATTAAATTTGCTAGGGAGCAGAAGAGGTTGATTGCACAGGGGCATTTAGATGATGTCCTTGATAATATTAAAAATGCGGGGAAAGAGATGGACCCAGACAGTGATGAATCACTGGTGAGGTCATTCCTCGATGAAATCATAGACGATAGCAGAGATAACCTCTCGTTCGAGATCCCGAAACGCAGAACTGAACTGCAACACAAGGCCCAGTTTGACCAGGTGGCTAAACAGAAATACCCCTGGATGAACGACCCTGATAGTGAGCAGATGGAGTATTACAAAGCAGTGATGAAAGCGTCCCCTGCCCTGGCTAATGTGCCATCAGGATCGCTTGAGATCGCACGATACGTAACAGGGTTAATGGCGGAAACAAAGGCAAGTGAGCTTGTCCAGCAAACCCGCCAACGGAAAGCTCCAAAAGCCCCTGTCCGTAATAATGCGGCTCCCACTGCAAAGGCTTCTTCGGACGATGAAATATCAGCAGCAGCAAAACGAGTTATGAAAACGGGTAATGCGAAGGATTTAGATAGGCTACTCCTCGCTGGTTTGACTCGTCGCTAATTTAGAAAGAATAATATTATGGCTGGTTTATTTTCTACCGAAAACGAGTTTGGTCCTTTCGCCAGTGGCGGCAAGGGTGGTTCGCAACGTGATTTGGCTGATGCAGTATTTGCCATCGATGCCAAACAAACCCCACTGATGTCGATGATCCCGAAATCTGAAGGGGTCATCAACACAACCTACGAATATCCTGTCGATAAACAACTTGCTCCGAAGGATAACGCAACTGCTGATGCATACTCTGCTGAACTGGATGCTGAGAGCAAATTCGAGAAGACCCTCGATGACTACTCCATCATTCAGAACAATGTGCAGTGGTTCCGCAGGGCCGCATTGATTGGTCGTCTGGCTGAATCTGCCAGCAACCTGGCTGGTGTTCCTGATCTTCGGGCTACCTCGATCCGCAAGCAATTGGAAGCCATCAAGCGTGATATGGAAGTCCGTTTGTGCGCTGATGATGTGCCTGAAGCGACTTCTGGTAATTTTTACTCTGGTGAAAGTTCGACGAGTCCTCTCAAGACTCGAACCCTGGGTAAATACATCGATAGCAGCAGTGCCAATATTCCATCCGCATTCCGCACTCCTGCAAGCAGTATTGTGACTGCGGCAGAAGTTGAATCTGTAGCAAACCTGACTGAAGCCAATGTTCAGGATGTTCTCCAGTCTATCTACGAAGAGACTGGTGTTGCCAAAGAACTGGTTCTGCTTTGTGGTGTTAACTTGAAGAAGCAATTCCGCAACTTCACTGAAAGCACCACCACCGATTCGAGCAATATCGCTGCAACACGCATTCGCACACTCAACCAGGATGCATCTGATAAAAAGATCATCAGCACCGTTGATGTGTTTGAGGGTGACTTCGGGACGCTGACTTTGGTTCCGTCTCTGTTCCTGGCCAAAAATGATTGGACCAATGGAACTACTGGAACAAAAGACTCTGCCTACGACGCAAATACTTCTCGCGCAACTGGTTACGTCCTCGATATGGATATGTTGGAGCTTCGTTTCCATCAGCTACCATCGGTCCGATCCCTGCCTGACCTGGGATCTGGTGACCGTTATGAAATCAATGCAGTGGCTGGGTTGAGTGTTCTCAATCCTCTCGCATTTGGTGCGTTCAAGCACACCTCCTAAAACCCGACAAGGGGGGAGGGGCTGCGGTCCCTCCCCTACCCTAATCGTTATGAATGACGACATGATGACCTGCTGGGAAGCCCTCCCATCCAATCTCCGAAACGATATCATCAAAGAAATCCAAACGGGGCATAAAATGGAGATGTGGCGAGCGACCAAAAACCAGAAGCGTGTTGCCAAAGATAACCAACGGGAGCGTAGAGCTATCGATGGTATCGGGCAGCATGTCGCATCAATCGATTTGGGTGGCTATCTAGCCAATAAAATTTTCAAAAACGAGTCCGTTAAGGATAAGGACTATTTGAACTGGGTTATCAAGCGGCATCCTGAAGTCAGGGTGAACAGTAAAGGAACCAAATTGCAAGTGGGCTACGGAAACTGATGCGTTCTATTACTGCCAGCAAAGTGATCCAGGGTGCGGTCGAGCTAACAGGTCGATTGTATAACAAAATCAGTAACGATGAATTGCCCATTTTCATCGGCTCATTCAACCGCAACCTGCGAACGATCTGGGAGACTGAGTTTTGGCCCAGCTTGATGGTAGTTGAGGAACGATACTTCAGGGATACCTGGACTAACGGGGCCTATGCATCAAATACGGAGATTTATCACTCTGGCACTGATGCCTACTACAGAAACACATCTGGAGGCATTACCACAGGCGCACCAGGCACTAGTTCCGACTGGACTTTAGTTACAGATTTCACACCCAGCATCGCATTCGTCCAAACTGGCAAGACAAACATCGGCCAGGTTTATCGGGTCACTGACGGTGATCCCAGGGCTAAGGTCAACAGGCTGGATGTTGATTTCCGCCAGAAGGACGATGAGATCATCATCACTAACCGAATCAATAACTCTTACTGGGTAGAGTTTCGGCAACGTGCGCCAATTATAAAAGCTGAGAAGTGGTCGTCATCGGTTACCTATTCAGTAGGCGATCAGGTGTATTACACATCATCTGGTCAGACTGGTGGCGACTTCTACGATGCACTCAGCCCCAACACCAACAGTGCTCCATCATCAGTCAACGCCAATTGGGCGAAGGTGAATGTCCCTTACATTTTTGGTCCGTATCTGGAGCATTCCATAGCGGCGGACATCTTGCTCATCGATGAGAAGCTAGAGTTTGCTGGCATCCAGATGCGGGCTAAGGACAGGGCTTTAGAGGCCGAAATGATGCGAGCAAAAAACCAAAGCGGAGACGCCTTCACACCTAGATTTAAAACATACTAACATGAACGTCAGAGAGACTCCTTCAAATATTACAACCACAACTGCAAGTGCATCGCTTGCTGCTAATGTGGATCGCAAAAAGCTCAAAATCACCAACGTGAGCGGAGCTACTATTCAAGTCAATTTCAGTGGGACAACTCCTGGCGCATCAACCTACGACGAAGCCGTAGGTGCTGGGGCAACGATCACCATTGAAAACTACGTTGGCGCATGCACCGCATCGGCTAGTGTGCGTTATGTAGAATTCACATAAACACGATAATAACAATCAAACATCAACTATGGAACTAACATACGCACAAGCGTTCAATATCCTTGTCAATGTCAGCGGACAAGCTCCACTGACCCGTAAAGATCACGACACTGTAACAGCTTCTCTCCAGAAACTAAGGGAGTTGGTAGAGAAGGAAGTAGGGCCTGAAGGGATTCAGGATGCCGAAGTTGTTGAAAATGGATAGACTGGATGATTTTAAGGTTTTTCTTGCGAGCACTGCTGGGATTGGGAACTGGATGGTTAACATCGACCTGTTCCTCAAGATCCTAGTTTCCCTCGCCAGCCTTATTTACATCCTCAAACGCACTGCGAATTTATTTAAACGAAATGATGAACGGTAAAAAAACATACGTGACTGGTATCGGAGCGATCCTGGGAGCCGCAGCAGGCTTTATGCAAGGTTCGCTGGAGATGGCGGAAGCCATTCAACTAGCGATCACCGCACTGCTGGCAATGTTCGTCCGCAGTGGGATCAAAAACGATACTGGGAATTGATCCAGATTATCCTAGGTATTCTCAAAGCCTTTCCTGGGATCGCACGTATCCTAGGGAAGGCTGTTGATTTTTATAGGGAGTCTGAAGCTCGCAAAATCTATGAAGCTAAACTCACTGATATTGATTCTGCTATCAATCGCTTTGACCAGCGGGTGCAGAACAAAAACAGAAGGAACCAAAAGGCTGATGGCGAGACCAGACTTCCCAGTGGCAGCGGAGGCAGCACCCGATTGGGTGAGAGCAGCACTACAGGAGACCTCTAGACTGGAGTATGAGTTGGAGCGGCGATGAACGTAGCAGATCAGGAACAGTTTTTTGTTGGAGTCGATGCGAACTCAGACCCAGGCTTGATGAAGCCAGGGTTTGTTTCGGACGCACAGAACCGTCGATTCGTCTCTGGAGTTGCTACACCTCGCAAAGGCACAGTGCTGATGCCCTGGGCAAATAAGCAGGCTGAGTATTGGGACCACACCAAAACATATGAAGATGGGGATCTTGTTCGATTCTCTGGATTTCAGATTAGCGATGGATACAGGCAGTTAGCTTTAACCAGCGATACTGCGGTTGGAATTACTCCCACATCTACTGTTGGTCCAATGAGCAACAATTTGAAGACCAACACTTCAAATGCAGAACCTGCTGGGCCTTATTTCGAGGCGAATCAGCAAACTCTCAATGGATATCCGATAACGGCATATGATTCTCAAACCAATCTTGTCACCCTGAATTCTAGTTGGGATGAGAAAGGTGCGCTGTATCTCAAATATCCTGGCACAATTTACGGTGCATCAAATTTTGAAACACCCAACGGCATCGAGCATCTCATTGTTGCGACTTCCCAGGGAGTATTCCATACCTCGCCTGATTCCTTTAGTGAGGAGATAGGTTTTTACGGTGGGTTGGATTCCGAAGGGGCGGAGATTTACTATTACTATGGTGATGCTGGATACCCAACCATTACCGATCAGGCCAGGGTTCGATTCGTCCAATGTTTCAATAACCTGATCATGTTCAGGGGACCAAATTTTGCACCATTGGTCCTGACCGAAAACATCCTCAATGGCTGGAGGTCGATTGAGCAAACGGACACTCCAGAGGCAGATGAAAATGAGGACGATGGAACAGAGCGCATTCCCAATGCATCAACTGGTTTGTTTTTTGGAAACCGTTTAATCATCCCATTTGGCAGGGACGAAGTAGCTGTATCCGATTACCTCAACTACACCCGTTATCAGCCTGTCCGATCCGCATTTCGGGTCAACACAGGGTCGAGCGATAAACTGGTCTCTGTTTTCAAGTTTGACCCCAACACGCTCCTGGTATTCAAGGAAGCGTCAGTCTATGCAGTCCGAAACGTCTACGGTGATTTGGCAGATGCCCAGCTCGACCAATTGACAGATCAATATGGTTGTGCTGCTGAGAGATCAATTGTGGCAGCGGGAAGTGATGTCATTTTCCTGTCTGACCAGCGAGGTGTGGTTTCACTGCGGCAATCGGTAGCAGGCGAAACGCAATCGGTAGACCTTCCACTCTCTCAACCCATCCAACCAATCATCAATCGGATCGATTGGACTAAAGCGAAAGATGCGGTCGGGGCTTACAGCAATAACAGATACTACCTTGCTGTTCCACTTCGGGGAATCAATGCAACCGCACCTGGCAACAATGCGATCCTCGTCTATGACTTCCTGACTAAAGCCTGGAGCGGGACTGATTTTATCAGCGGCATAGGCATCAAGGACTTTTTCTTCGTCAACTACAAGGGCGCAAAACGCCTCTTTGTTCTCACCAATGATGGGCAGATCTTGCTCTACGATGACGAGCAATTCGGCGGCATCGATGACCAAACCATTGGAAGTAATAACAAGACCTCTCATAGCGTCATAGAGGGACGATTGCTAACCAGGGGATACACTTGCGGTCTGCCTGATAAAAAACGATTCAGAGCCTTGTCAGCGTTTGTGGAAACCTATGCAGGAGCATACACAATCACAGGTTGGGCGGATGGGGTGAACGAATCAGTTGATATCTCAGATGAGTCATTTTCAAAAACCACTTACGAAGCCGCAATTAAGTCAGATTACTCTACCGACAACTCTGCCGATAACTTTTTCGATCAAGGACGGGACGACTACTCGATCAGTGCAGGCGACAATATCGTGTGCGGAACCAATGGCTTTGCAGTGGATCGTAAACAAGCTCATTCGGACAGAGACCGATTCAAATGCGAAGGTCAATATCTACAATTAGAATTTAAAACTACATCAGGTGTGGTGGATATCAGGGGGCTGAACCTCACTGCTACTGTCCGATCACGTTTGGTAAATACAGAAACATAATCCTATGGGACTTAATGCAACAGTTACTCCAGGCATCACCGTCACCTCCTCGACGGTTCTTTCCGCAGCAAACCTCAACCTGATTGCCACACCCACTGTATCGATCACAGGGTCAATCGACTCCAGTGATATTGGTGCAAACACTGTGGGGACAAGCGAGCTGATCGACAATGCGGTAACTCAAGCAAAGATTGGTGCTATTGGTGGGGCTAACTACATCTTGCGAGGGGACTCCAGTGGAAACGCTGAAGGCATCGCAACATTGGCACAGGATGACAACAGTGACAATCAGATCAGCCTGCTGGTAAATGATACCACAGATCTGAAACCCAGGGTTATCACAGGGAATCTGGAGGTCACAACCTCTGGAGCCAATAAACTTAACTTTGCGATCAAAGACAATGTGATCACTGAGAGCATGCTTCAGACCAATGCGGTCCAGGCTCACATTGGTAATATTCAGCCTGGAGGGGGTTTGTCTGCTAACGGTGGAAAGGCTTCTACCAGCCAGGGAGGTTGTGGGCTAATTGTGTTTGACCCAAATACTACCGACACAATTGGTGATGACACGTATTACGGAAAAGCAAAAGTCCTTCAGCCTACTGCGGCTAACCAATACCTCAAGAGCACTGGTTCAGGTAATGCACCTTTAGCATTTGGATCTATCACTGGGATTCCTATTGCCTACACGCAAGCCTGGGCAAGTGAGAATATCAGTCATACTGCATTAGATGTTTTCAACAACAATCCATTTAATCTGACGTTCAATAAAAACATTCACTACATAAGAAGAATTCAAATTGGATCAAACAGATACGGTGGTCTTAGAGTGTTTTTTGCTGAGGGCATATTGTCCGATGGCGATAATCTGGGAGTCATTGGAACAGCTATTACGTCTCACAACGAGAATCAGCCAATGGCATTTGTGTATGATTCGGTTGGAGTGATGTCCATTGATTCAAATGGAGATGAGGACACGCAAAATGGAACAGAGCATCCGTATGTGGACCTTGTATTTGTCAACAACAATGGCACAGAAACAGGGAATCCCAAAAATATCTCAAACGTGTATCTGAGGAATCCGAACGTAGTTAATCTGACCTTCTACCAGATCTAATGCCTGTTGAGAATCGCCAGATTGCCAGTGGAGCGATTACCGATTCAAAGGTATCGAAGAACGCTGGGATAAAAGGGTCGAAGCTTGAAATAGCGGAACCTGGGCAGATTCTCGTCGCCAACGAACAAGGGCGATTCGTTCCGAAGCACGTAGATTTTGACAAGTGCTGCGACAACGAACTACCTGACGATGTTTTAAGAAGTAGAGATTTAGAACCTGGGAAAGTTTATGTAGGCTCACCAGACGGTGTTCCAGTCCAGGTTCCTGCAATCCCCGATCCAGAGCGGGTAGTAAAGACAGGCCCTGGTGGGTCCATTACAGAAGATGTAACCTTGCCTGCGGATCAGGTTGATCCCGTCATACATCCAGTGACTGATGGGGTTGTCACCGACAACTCCAACCAGAGTCAGATTTACACCGTCCAAATCTACTCCCAAACAACAGTAAAAGGTCACCTTGAGTTCGTCACACCCTCAACTCCTGGGACGATCAAATCATACACTTTCAACCACAACCTAGGATACAAGCCCGATGTGCTTGTTCTAGAGTACGAATCTCAAACTGAGATCGACACACAAGTTTCCGTTACAGAAACCACCGCAACTGTAGACCTATCGGATGCAGGTCAGAGGTTGCGAGTCATCGTCCAATAATTATATGAGCGAAAAGAAAATCTTTGTAGATCACGCCTATCAAACCAGCGCATATCTGGTTAACCCTAAAGTCCACACTGTATCGGACATATCCGCTCATGCAGGAGTTGAAGGGCAGTTGGCAGCGGCAGGGGGTAATCTCTACTTTCATGACGGCAGTAATTGGTTTGCGCTGATCGAGAGTAACTACTCAGGTGCGCTGACGGGTGTTCCTAATTTTAACCCCACCACAGGCACAGTCCCCTTTACCGTTGAAAGTGGCAAGGTTGGCAAGGTCGATAACCTTAACGCAGATCTGCTGGATGGGTATGATACCAGCACCACCGCAGTAGCCTCCAAAATCCCCGTTTACGGCACTTCAGGAGTCCTGAAGGTTGGCACACCATCCGCCGATGAAGATGCGGCAAACAAGCTCTATGTAGACAATGCGATCCAGGGTTTGGATATCAAGGCTTCCGTAAAAGCGGCGACCACACCTGCGATTGGAGCAATCACCCTAAGTGGCGAAAAAAACATCGATGGGATTAGCTTAGTTACAGGAGATCGCATCCTTGTTAAGGATCAGACCACTGCCTCCCAAAACGGCATTTACATCGTTGATACTAGTGCCTGGAGTTTAGCTGATGACTCAGATTCCGATAGCTTGTCAGAAGGGGCTTATGTTTTTGTAGAAGGTGGAACCGTAAATAACAACACAGGCTGGACCTACACCGATGCTAGTGCCTATACCTGGAGTCAGTTCTCAGGGGCAGGTCAGCTTACTGCTGGGGATGGATTGGTCAAAGTTGGTGATGCGATAAGCGTATCTGTCGCCGCTCCGATCTCGATTGTTTCCGATGCCGTTACGATTCAGGACGCAGCGATCACTGGAGCCAAACTTGCCAACAATACGGTGACATCTGCTCAACTGGCTGATGACATTCAGGTTAGTCATTTGGGGGTTGGTGTCGCTAGTAGCAGTAGCTACCTGATCATAGCCAAAGGTGATTCGGGCGACAGTAAACCTGCCACAATAAGGCTTGAGGCAAACCTTCCTCAGAGTGCTGATTCGTCAAATCCAGCAGTACTAGATCTGACTGCACGATCTAAGGACGATGCTTCGCCTAATGCCAATCAATATTACAACAACGCAGCCATCAAGGCGTTGGGACTCAATGGGGCTGGAGCCAAATTACAGTTTTGGACAGACCAAACAACAGGCGCAGACACTCTGGGGATGGTTCTGGATGAATCCCAGCAGTTGGGTATAGGTAATTTTACATCCACTGCCGTTGGGGCAAAGCTGCATGTCAAAGATGCATCGACGGTGTTGGCGCAGATCGAAAAAACCACAACAGGGTCAGCCTACATATCGATTGGCAACTCAACAACTGGAGTTTGGGATGGAAGTTCTGCAAATACTGGAATTTTATTTGGTATAGATTCCAATGATCATGCAATGGTCTGGAATCGGGGGGCAAAGAATGTACGCATTGGCACAAACAACACAGAACGCATCACAGTCGAATCTGACGGTGATGTGAAGGTGCATGAGCGATTGGGTATTGGATCGACTCCTGACAAGGCATTGACTGCTGTTAGCGGCACAGTCAACACATCTATAGCTCGCTTCACAGGTGCGAATCTGGATCGAGGTTTGGTAATCAGCACTTCGGCCAATGGAACTACCAACGATGCGTCCATCGAATACGATGCTGTTTCAGCCAATGCACTAGGGCGGCACATCTTCAAGTCTGACGGTAGCACCAGGATGCAGTTATCTGAGTCAGGCACATTGTACTTGCTTGATTCAAACGGTGGGGTTGGAACGAACTCCCTGGAACTGTCCTACAGTGGAACTAATGGTGTAGCGACATTCAAGCCGCACTCATCGAGCGGTAATACTGAGATCTCTCTGTCTACCACAAGCAGTGGAACTGCGGCAGAGGCACTCAGGATAAATTCAGCAGGAGATCTTGATGTCAAGGTTGGCAACCTACAGGTTGACAAGAGCAAAGGCATTGGGCGTACGTATCATGCATCCCTGGTGGGTGGGGGTTACCTGAATCATAACTATGCTGGGAATCATTCTTCTTCCGCTGGTTATTTGGCAATCACTCTGCCAGTTGATTTCAATTCAACAATGCTATCGTTCAAGATAGATACGTATGAATACAACTCAAACACTAGGGGTGTAACATTTGCGGCTGGCGGATATTTGGTTAACTCAGGGAATGGTGCAGGTTATTGGCAAAGCCATTACTTCAACATCGACTCATCGAACTCTGAGAACAACGAACAATATAAGGCTCACTTCAATGCTAACTCAGACGGCAAATGTGTTGTTTACATTGAAAAATATGGAACTAACTCATCTGGCGAGGAAGGTTGGCTAGGGGCTGAAAGCACCTGGGCTTACATTAAAGTAAGCATACGTGATGTTCTGTTCGCACATAGCGGAGGATCATATAATAGCTGGATTGACGGTTGGTCTGTTTCTCTAGAAAGCACACTTCCGAATAATGCAACGATTGCTCGAACTTATGCAGTCTACCCAAAACCTTATTCGACGGGGAGTGCAAACTACATTCCCAAATTCGGAGCAAACAATATCGCCCTTGAAGACTCTGTTATTTATGAGAGCAGTGGGAATATTGCCATAGGTCATACCACACCTACAGAGCTATTGCATGTAACTGGGGGGCAGATTTTAAGTAGTGATAACTCTAATTCAAATGGTCCAAACTTTAGGGTCAACACCACAAACAAGGATGCGGCTGAATATGCATATAAAGTTGAACGATCAGGTAGCGCAGTTGGTGGAATTTTAATCGGGGGATGGGTTGCTGCGAATGATGGAACTGTTGGTGGTCCTGGGTTTCGTTTCACGAACGATCCTGACACAGGTATATATCCTCCAGCAGATAATACATTGGGATTTTCAACAGGTGGCGCAGAATATATGCGCCTTGATAGTGCAGGCACTCTTTCTACTACCAACGTCTCAGGTATCTCTACTAAGCCTGGGAACATTGCTATCTTCGCAGACACACCAGAGGCGACTGCATCTATAGCAAGTGGTAGTGCCAATTCGTATTTAACCCTCAAATTTTTCCAGGCAAGCAGATCAGGTGGGCTTCGCTTTAAATTCTACACTTACATTGAAAGTGGCACATATCACTTTGCATACAGAATCTACAATGTAACCACCTCGACATCTTTGCTTACTGGATCGTCAAGCAGCAATTTAGATCCAACAAACACTGCTTCGGTTCACAATTACAGGAAATTCAACTTTGATGTGACATCTGGCTGGAAACCTGGAGATCTGATTGCGTTGCAAATGACATATGCAAATTCAGCGGGTACACCAACAACTGGAACATCTACTGGTCAGACATTTTACGTAAAAGAATTTCAGCTCTTTTCGACCACCAATGAATTCATGCCTGGTGCGGCGACTCAAATGGTCTTCGGCAAATACGTAGGTATTGGCACTGCAAGTCCTGGTTATGAATTAGATGTTGCTGGATCTGCTGCTTTCGGATCTGCCGCAACTAGATTGTTGACATACAGTGATGCATCATACTCAGGCATCTACAATGGTTCTAGCCTATACTCCGACGAGGCAATTTATTTTGGAACAGATAAAATTTACTTCATTGCTGGTGGCGCAGAAGGTATGCGTCTCACATCGACTGGATTGGGCGTAAACGTCACCAACCCGTATGGCAGATTTGAGGTTGCCTTAAACCCAACCACATCATCCACAACAGTAAATGAGACGGCAGATTTCACTGACAAATTTGTCATCTCGAATGCTTCATCCAGCCCAACTTTAGGAGACAGAATCCCGTTAGTGTTTAATGTCGGTGGAGACGGGCAAGATCACATCAGTGCGGCAATAGTGGGTGAACGTGCAACCACTGAAAATACCTGGAACACAGAACTAAGCTTCTGGGTAAACGGGGTTACTTCAGGCGCACAGGGAACAGATGCAATTCAGGAAGGCATGCGCCTGACATCGACTGGATTGGGTATAGGTAATACAAGTCCTGGCTCATTCTACAGTGAGGCAGACAATTTGGTTGTAGGTCCACTATCAGGCGATAACGGGATAACCATTTGCTCTGGCGCAGCAGGAAAGGGAAGTATTTTCTTTGCCGACGACACTGATGGAGCGGGATCCTATCAGGGCCAAATCAGATACAATCATAACGGTAACTTCATGCAGTTTTGTGCGAATGCATTTGAGCGCATGCGGCTTACCCCGACAGGTTTAAGCATTGGTTTTACTGGAGGAGAAGCACACCCTAAATTGGATCTAATACCAGGAACAACTTCTGGCGATCCGATGATTCGCTTTAGAAACAGTGCTGACAGTGGGACAGTCGCTAACATTAAAGCGATGCAGACCAATGGAACGATAGACAGGATATCGATTGGAACTGCGGAAAGTGAACATCTTTCGATAGCTTCGGATGGAGCAGTCACTGCCTCCAACGGAGGAACAAACCTCAAACAAGTTGCCAGGGTTCATTCAGGCACAATTACTGGTGATGCTACAACAACAAGTTTTACGGTAACCCACAACCTCGAAACCGAAAATATTGTTGTTTCAGTAAGGGATATTTCGGCTAGGACTCTAGTCGAGTGCGAAGTGGTCTTAAACGCATCAGCGACAGATACAGCAGTTGATATCAGGTTCAACTCAGCACCAGCCAATAACAAAACATATCAGGTCACTGTAGTTGGATAACTTATGGCAAATCGAGAACAGCACGTTGGGATTGATTTCAAGAATTCCACCATCGCCATTAATGGCACTACCACCGCCAGTAAATATTTAGGCACTGATGCCAATGGTGATCTGGAATGGAAAGATGGTGGTGGCGGGGGAAAGGCTATTTCTGGTGTGGCTATATGGCTTGCTATGGTGACCGACACTACTACTGGAGACACTAAGCAGATGAGCGCACAAGTCCGCATCACATTCGATGATAACACATACGTTGAAGACACTGACCAGGTGGATCTTAGTGTGATGACCTGCCCAGATGATTGCCCCCAGACAACATGATAACGCTAGAACAACTCAAGCAGAAGCTGACTGATAACGCAGACTATCAGACCCTGGTTAGATCTGGGGTAATACCGAACGATATAAGGTGGGATCCGCAAGTTGATGTGGATACTCAATTTGCAGTTGAAAATGGCAAAACGATAATGACCATCACTTTGGCTTTCCGCCAATACCCTGAAGCCAATGTCAGCAGCAGAAATTCTAGGAAGATCGCATTTGCTGAATTGCTATCGGAAGAAGAAGCAGTCAAGCAAATCCCAAACGATGATTGGCTGAACCAATCAAAGGCTAAATGGGAACATGCTCAACTATCCAATATAACTGCAAAGATATGATTCTAGAATACGAATGGGTGCAGAGGGAGCCTATGTGCGAGTACGATCAGCAGTCTGTTTGCCAATGGGTGATTACACTTCGATGCTTCGGCTGGAAAAGCAGTCAAGGTGGCGAACCTGAAGCAGTTGCATTTACCACAGAAACGGTTCCCTGCACTGTTTGCAAGCCCATCAGTGATTACACACCAGAAGATATCAAAGCCTTCTCTGAGGCACTGAGAAGCATACGCAAATGGGACAAAAAGCTGAAGGAAGATGTAAGAAAGCAACTCTACCCGAAGCAGGTTATTCCTGGTTGGTGCAACAACAACCTGTGTTGTGATTCCTAAGATCATACACCAGACAGTTGGTCCACTGATACCAGCAGGAGGACAAGAGTGTCTTGATAGTGTAAAGCGGCATCATACCGATTGGGATGTGCGCTTGTATTCCGACAAGGAGATGTATGGCACTTTGGGTTTCGATGGAAACAAGGTGGTGGGTGTAGAGGCAGCGGATTTATTTCGCCTGCATGTTCTTTATGAAAACGGAGGGTGGTATCTGGATTCCGATATGTATTGCATTGGAACCCTGCCCACAGAGTCAGAACACTATATCTCGTATGAGGAACCAGGCTGGATGCCTTTCAAGGTCATCTGCAATTGGGCAATAGGCTGCATGCCTAAAAACCCGTTTATTAAAGCCTGTCTGGATGAAGGCTGGAAGCGATTACCTGACACAGGGATTAATGTTCTAAACAGGACAGGCCCTGGGATGATGAGTCAACTTTATGAACGAGGTGACTGGGGCTTTAAGCCAGTGGATTGGCCCTTAATAGGAAGCAGGAAGTTTGATCGTATGGAACGCTCACGCATCGTTCCTCCGCAGGCAAAGGCACTCCATTTATTTATGGGATGCTGGTATCGTGAGAATTGGGCTGGAGGCTTCCTGCCAAAGGTCAGAATGATTCAAGATTATGAACGTGCCTTTAGGTGAAGCCCTGAAACAGTATCAGGGAAGTGACAGGTCATTCAACAGTGACCTCATGCACTATCTTGTTAAAGGCTACCTATACTCAGGACCAGATGCACTTATCGCTGCCAGGACAATCAACCTAGAGCATGCAGACAGGTGGGACGACTTTCATTTTGAACATAAAAACCCAGATTGCTGGTTTGTCTTTTTAGCCGCAGGAAGAGCTAAATTACATAGATTCCAGCAATTAGCACCTTTTCCGCTGCCCTACATTGGGTGGCACAGAAGAACCGACAATAATCTACGAACCTACCGATGGGAACGGTTCGCAACTTTAGTTAAAGACAATGGGATCAACGAAGATTAACAACCCACCACCCAGAGATCCTTCTGAGGAATATCGCCAGACTCTGGATACGCAGATTGAGTATGCGCCGAAACTGCTGGAACTGGAGAGACAGTATGCCCCGCAGTATGCCCAGCTAGAGGTAGATACCCTGGCGCAAACCCTACCACAACTCACCCAACTCTACGCTCAATATATGCCCGAACTCGCAGCCGCAGAGGCGCAGAATCGTAGGGCAATGATTGAGGGTGACCTACAGACTATCAAAGACTATTCCGAAGATGTGCGAATGGCAGTGGATCCGCAGAGGGAACGCTTGCTCAGTGCCTTATCGCAAAGGGCGGAAGATGACCTGGCCCTAGGTTATTCAATATCCCCAGGAATGGAGCGAGAGTTCCAGCAATCTGTCAGGGCTGGTCAGGCGGCAAGAGGGTTTGGTTATGGAACCAACGATATAGCCGCAGAAGCCGCATTCACCGCTGGGCAAAAGGATGCAATGCGAAACCAGAGATCACAGTTTGCAGCCAATGTGGTGAACCTCAAGGCTTCCGCAGGTGTTGATCCGTTTATGGCACTTTTAGGTCGCCAGAGTAGCGCAGGAGGCATGATCGGCGGGATTGGGCAGCAAGGGCAGGCAATGGGCTTGCAAGGCATGCAGAGCGCAGATTTCGGAATGAACCCTTATTTTCAGGATCTCTACAACACCAACTACAACGCACAGGTCAATGTGGCGATGGCTAACGCTAATGCGAGCAATGCGATGAAGGGTGCGCTCATTGGTGCTGCTGGAAGTATGGCTGGCAGCATTTTTGGTGGAGGCTTTGCGAAGGGTGGCGCATTTACCTAATAGGATAAAACTATGGCATTTCAATTATTTGTAGACCCCAATGTTGGTGCTCAAGCATACGCAAGAGGCATCGAGAAATTTGGCGAAGGTGTTGGCAAAGCGATCCAGGGTTATAGGAACCACAAGGATCGCAAGGAAAAGGCCCTGGGCCTGCTTGCTGCATACGATGTAGATAATTTTAAGCAGGAAAAAGAATACCTGGTTCAGCAAAACGACAAGGACAAGCAGGAAACCTTGTTGGGCCATTATGAGCGAAAGTATGAAACCCTATCCTCGATGGAAGGCGCACTCCAGGGAGTAGCGATTCAGAGGGAAAAGCAAGATAGGGCCTACCAGGAGAAAGTCAGAGATCAAGAATACCGCATCAATGAAGCTAAGATCCAGCAGATCAATGTTGCCAACAAGAGCAGAGCTGATGCAAGTAACTACCTGAAGAGTGTCATCACTGACCCTGACAAGCATTTCTCTTTTACCAATAATATTTTCGAGGATGACGCTGGTCCTGTTAAAAAGCTCAACGAGGTAACCAGACTTGCCAATGCCTACCCTGACCTGCCTGAGTCTAGGCAGGCTTTGTCTTTGGTGGATTCAGTTATGGCTTCAGCCCCATACATGTCTCACACCACTCAGAAGCAAGCCAGGGCGCAGGCATACCAAATTGCTCTTCAGGACGCAGATCTGTACACGCAGTATTTTGGCCCTGAGATCCAGGCTGGTGTAGCTGATAAGATCAATGTCGATGAGTTAACCAGGGAAACATTTAACGGCATCAGAGGTCCAGAGAGCTTAAAGATTAAGCAAGGTAGGTTTGCTCAAAACTATGTTAAGTATATGAGTCAAGCCGCAGCACCTGGATACATGCTGGATGCAATGGGTGTCCCTTCAATGGAGCAAATGCAGTCTGAAGGAAGATTGCCTACGTTAGCAGAGGCTCAACGTATGCAGGACTTTGATAAGCGTTACAGAGCAGGCGACTTGAGCTTGATGAATGGTGTTACTGATACCAGGACAATCATGCAGTTATCTGCAATGAATGTTGATCCTGAGACTGGCAAGCCGATAAAGGTCAGCGAAGACGACGAGAGTTCAATCGAAAGCATCATCCAGGCGAACAGGAACATTAAAGACCTGCTCGCTATGCTGGGTGATCCATCGCAAGAAGAATACACTATCGGTGGAAAAACAATTGGTAATGTAGAAACTGGAAGGCTCAAAAATTCCATCGAAGACTTCAGGAGACTCATAACCCTTTCTGGAGACAGAGACAAAAACCTTGCTCTCTTTAAGGCGCAGCTCAAAGCCTCTGTGTCAAATATTGCCAGGGGTATCTTTATGGAGGTTGGGGTTTTAACGGATGCAGATGTGGATCGTTATATGGCCATTATGGCCGATCCCAACAATACTGTTGAGTTAAACCAACTTCTTTCTGAGATGCTCCTTAAAACTGTCAGGAATAAAGCGGACACAATGTTCTCCACTTTAGCAAGGGGTGGTAAAAATGTTTCTGCATACATGCCAGTGTATGCTTCCTTGCAAACCAGCCTTTCCCTTCCATTGGATGACCTCATACCACTGGCACAACAAGGAAGGATGCTCCCTGGCCGACAATTACGAGTCTTCAATCCAAAGGATAACAATATCTATGGATACACAGTCACATCCAACAAGGACTTGTATAACTATCTAAGCGACCTCAAAGATGATGTTGCCTCTGCGCTTGAAACGGTTGAGAAGCCAGCAGCAAGCCCTGTGGTTTCTTCGACATTAGCAAGCCCAGAGGACGACCCAGTCCAACAAGCTTCTTCAAAAACCGAATACCTACAGTTCACCGACAAAGGTGTGATCCCAGTTTCTGGCAAAGACCCTGGACCGATACTTTCTAATTCTCCTTCTCAGCCTCAATCCCCATTGCCTACAGCAATGAGGGGTTTGGGTATGGAATTGCTATCAAGGATACCTGGTCCTTCGACGAATAGTGGGAGGGATATTGGACCAGCAATGAACAACCTGCTTTCCGATGGAATTGGTGCTCGAATGTATAACAGTCTACCTGGTTCCAGCCTTTCCGAAAAGTTTGGTATACTTAGGGATGCAGCTATAGGTGAGTATTACTACAACAATCCAGGCAAGCTAAATATTGGTGGTTACTACAAATTCCCTGACGCCCAACAGCAGCAAAAGCTGCAAGTGTTTTATCGCTCACAAGGTGGATCGATCTCAGAGTTCAATAAACTGATTGAGGCAGCAAAAGCAGGCGACCCTGAAGCGGATCGAATGCTTAGAGAGTTGAGCTACAAAGCCCAGCAAACATCGGCCAGGAAAAAATTATTTAATTAAGATGCCAGCCCAAACCGACAAGTCATCTATATGGCTTAATCCTAGAGGCGCAGTCTTCACTGGGATCTACAATGCAAAAGGAGATTCAGTTGATGACCCAGGCAACATAGACACTGGGCTATCCCCTATCGACAGGGATATCTTCTACGATCCAACCGACGAAGAGATTGACCAATACATCTCCCAGGATCTAGCTGATGGATTTAATCCGATGGAGATGCTCCAGGCTCTACCTGGGGCCTTTGGTGAGATCGTCAACCAGATTAAGGAGACGATCAACCAGGTTCCGAAGACTGATATGCACAAGCTACCAGGCACTGCCCTGGAGGCTTTGTTGCGTGCAGGATCGGACACAGGAGACCTTTTGATGCGTGTCGGGGGTGGTGTTGGTGCAATGGGCTTCAAGGCCCTACCAGGGGAAGCCAGCAGGCAATATCACGATCTGCCTGAACCGATGAAAGCCTTTGCCAGGGGATACTTCAGGCAACGTAGGACAATTGAGCAGCACAGGGCAAAGCAGATGATGGGCGATGAGTCCTACAGCTACCTGCCATCAGCCCTGGTTGATACCAAACTTGCTGAAGGCTTGAGCATGTTTGCTGATCCAACTGCGGTGGTAGGATTCGGAACTACCACTGCTTTCAAGACGGCAGCAAAAGCGGCGGCAAAAGGGCAAGCTACTTCACTCGTCAGCAGGGGCTTGATCAATACTGCAATCAAGACTGGTCAGATGCAGGAGGCTTTATTCGGGGCAGTTACAAAAGTGGCTACATCCCCTGTTAAGGGTGCAGCATACCTGGCCAGGGAGGCTTCATCATTTGCTGGCGAGGCAATCGATCAGGTTAAGGCGAAGATGCCCAAACGGGTATCAGGAGAACCCATCGATGTTGACCTTCCCCAGGAGGGCAAGATTGGATGGTTAAGACGGGGACTGACTGCCGCTGGTAATATTACCGATGATGCAATGGAATTAGCCTCTGAGATCAAGAGGCAGTCCAAAGATGTCAACCTACCTGGAGTGCTTGATCGCATCGCTAGAGATACAACTGTGCGCTCTGGGGCCAGGGATATGGCAAATGTCTTGTCCACCCTAGGGCGGAACCCTGTAAGCAGAGGATTGCTCATACCTGGATATAAAGTCGGCAAGAGTGTCGCAAAAGGGGCAACTGCTGGTGGGATGCTGGGCCTGCTCAGTTTTGATGAAGAGTTTGCTGCAAACAGTATAGCGGGTGGCGCAATATTTGGTCCCCTGGGACAACTCAGTTCCGAAATCATTTTCGCAAAAGAGAAGAAGGCTCAACAGGTCGATAACTTCATCGATGATTTCAGGCTCAAACTGGAACCAGAAGACCTTGTTAACTTTGAGGAATGGACAGGTGGAAGTCGGGAGGATGCTAAGTTCTTCGCTGGTCTGAGCTACCTATTCAAAAACGGTCATTTTAAAACTGGAGAAGGCAACCTGGACATTCGATTCCTCAATGACGAGCAATACAAAAAGTATGGTGAAGTCAGGGGCGAGAACTTCAGCGGAACCGTAGGTGTTAACTATGTCTCCTCTGGGGGCAGAAATACCATCCTGATTAACACAAGCGAGAACCGCACTAGCAGGGCTACCCTGGCTCATGAGTTGGGGCATGCTATCATGAAGATGCCTGAAGTTCAGGATGCCTTGATGACTCAGGACAAGCTTCTATTCGGTGATCGGGTTGTCAAGATGGTCAATGGAAAAGAAGTCCTAACGTTTAACAATGAAGGATTGCTGACCAAAAAGTGGATCGATGCTTTCTACGAAAACTACGTTAACAGTCTAGAGCCTGCTATGCAGGCCCAGTATCGAGCGATCAAGGATGAAGACAAATTCCTGATTGCTAGGGACGAAATCTACGCTGACTCGATGCGTGAGTTTTTTGGGAAGTTTGATCCAGAGTCCTTCATTAGGGCTGGCAAAATCAACAACCTCAAATTCCGCATTGGAGGATCGTATGAGCGCAACCTCTACAACGGTCTGGGAGGCTCTGCCGCTAGGGGCTTGATAGGCAACCTGCTTTTAGCCCGAAACAGTATGGGCCTCTACGCAATCCGAAATATGGGCAGAGCAATGGGCCTGATCAAAGAAGGTGAGCCACTATTGCTGAAGGATGGCAGAGTCTTTTCTAACATCGCAGACATGCTTCAAAAGCGCAGGGAGAACATTTCCCTGGTAGACGATCCCTCCAGGGATGTCATCGGAACTAAATGGAACGCTGCCCAAATTAACTCGAAAGATGGCAGAGAGATCTTGTCCCATTTCCAGTCAACCATTCCCCTGCTGAGAGGCGAAGATGGCAATCCGATTATTCGCAACGGCAGGTATCAATTTCAGAACAAGAGGCAAAGGCAGAAGGCAGATCAGGAACGAGCCGATATGGCAAAGCGAGCGGTGGATACCACTGCCACCAGCGGCGAGTCTGTCGATGGTCTATCAATGTTCCAGATACTGGAGAACGATGCATATCGGGGGGACTACTTCGGCAAGGCGACCATAGACGCAATGCTTGCCACCTCTAAGCGAGTTTTCACACCCCACCTGATGGATGTGATCATGAGGCTAAACAACCGCATGCGTAGCCGCATTCAGGACTCAGGGTTCCTGATTGAGTTCACGTACAACCAGGTGCAGGAGACTGGCAAGATCACGCCTGACATTATCACATCTTACCGTCAGTTAGTGCCTATGGTTTTTGAGATGTCGAAGAATGGTCGCAACTTCAGGGTCACTGGGTTGGACATGAACGACATCATGACTCGCCTTGATCAGTTTGAGCGAGCGGAGAAAGGCACTGAGAGGGCAAAGATATACGACCTGTGGCGAGAAGAGTATCGCAGCAAAGGGGGCAAGGATACTGACATATCATTAGCCAACAACCCTGTCAGAGGTTTGTTCCTTCAGGATCTGTGGCTCTACCTGTCTGGGATGAGCGAAGGCAAAACTGGCATCGATGCCCTGGGTGGCAAAGGCAACACTGATGCGGACCTTGTTGGTGTTACTCAGAAACGGGATGGCTTGATGCGCTTCCTGGGATTTGAGCGCAAGGATCAGATGCTCAGTAATGAAAACATGTTCCAGCAGTTGGTGGACAAGAACCGCATCATCAAATCATTCCGATTGGATCGGTTGCAGAATCTGACAATCAGCGATCAGCCAACCACAGTCACCTTCGGTGCATTCCTGGGAGCGCAGACCAATAGATCACCAGGGAGCCTGTATTCGTTCAAGGGGTCCAGAGGTAAAGACCAGGAGATCCCCATCGAGGTTGTATCTGGTGGCAAGTCTGAGGAAGCCAGAAGAATTCAGGCAGTAGTTGACAAGATCGGAGCAACGGCAATGACTGAAACTATTGCTGACGGTCTTCTTAAAGAGCTTAAATCTGCACTGGCTGCGGTCAAAGCAAACATTCAAATCATTGGCATCCGTACAGGTCAGGGAGGATACAAGGAAGCTGGATCTGTTAATGTAGCTCCCAACATTGTGTTGTCAATCAGGGGGGATGTAGCGCAGGGCAAACAGATTATGGATGCCCTGTCATTAGCCTGGGATCAAGACGGTGGAAACATTGTCCGCAAGGCTACGCAAGCTGAGATTAAAAGCAGCAAAGTCAAAAAGAATGGCGCAATCCTGTTCAAAACTTCTGGTCTTAACGCAGAACAGAAAAAAGCATTTTTCAACGATCTGGCAGAACTCAAAGATGATAGCGGAGAATCCTTCCTGACAGGGTTCACAGAGACTAGCGAAGGAATGTTTATTGGCGACCAATTTTATGGAGACCAAATGCTGACGCATATTAAGAAAAACATTTCCGAAATTAAAGACATCATCAAGAAGCATAAGGTCAATGGCTACAACTATGAACAGGTCATTATCGACACATTCAATCGACCTGAGAATGAAGCTGATCGTCCTGGCATTTTGAGCAAAATGACTCCGCTACAGAGGGCGGTTTATGACGTAGCAGTTAACAGGGTGAACAGTGCGGTCAAAGAGTTTCAGGAGCCTGTGCTAAAGCGATCTGCTATTGATATCTTCAAGGACTTTGACTCTACCCTCAAAGAGATTGAATCAGTTAAGCCAGGTAAGCCAACGATGTATGAAATGGCAAGCTATCTGGCTGAGAGATCCGCCAGGCAGGGCAAGCTTGAGGCTATGACTGATCGCAACGCTCGCAGCCTAGGTGATACCATATTTGAGGAGGCATCCGCTGCACTGGCAAAAGATGCTGATGCAGTGGGTTGGTATGATCGCAAGATCGATGAGGCGATGAGTTACCTCTATGAGATGCACCCTGAACTGAAGGACGATACTGGGCTGGATAGCCTGTTTAAATCGTTCATAGCAGTCACCTCTAACGGTCAGGATGTGCGGAGCAATTTCAAGCGAGCCAACTACCTCTATGAGCATTACAAAAAGACGGGCAAGATATTGTCAGATTCTGACTGGGGTGGGCAGAACAAGGATGCCATCAATGCTGGCCTAAGAAACCTGAACGACTTGATACAGGATGTTGGTGGTTTAAAAGAGGCCAGGGAATTTCTGCTAGGATCAATTAGCGTCAGAGATCTAAACAAATATCTAGTCAAGAAGGGCATTGGCAAACTCACAGGTGAATTGGCGGATCACACAGTCATAGGGTCTATGATGTTTGGGCCAAAGATAGGATCATTCTATGGCAACCTGAACAAGCTTTTTGATAGCGTCACAATGGACAGGTGGTTCATGCGAACAATCAACCGCATCAGGGGTACTCTGGTTGATGCACCTCAAGGGGTATTAAGTCAGGCAAAAGAGTTGGCAGAGGTTGGCAAATCTGAACTACGTCCCAAAGTGGCGAAGCAGTTAAACAAGCTGATTGAAGATTTTCAAAAGCCTGGATTCAAAGGCGCAAAGGCTTACCCAATTCTTAACAACTGGCTCAAGGCGACCTATCGGGCTATCGAGAAACGGAAATTTAAGGGACGCACTGAACTTGAGAAAAGGGCGCAGAGGCTCCACATTTACCTCAAGGATATCAACCAGGCCCCATCCAATGGCAGCGAACGTGCCTGGATCAGGAAGGCAATGGCTCATGCCCAGGCAAGACTGAAGAAAGAAAAGAATATCGACATTAGCAATGCAGACCTACAAGCTGTACTTTGGTACTGGGAGAAAGACCTGTACAAAGGCTTGAATGTAGGCAATAAACGAGCAGAAAGAGCGGATTATGCAGACGCAGCCAGAGAGCTTCGACAATCGAGAGGATGAGATCGCAGAGATCGACAATCAGATTGGACTGGACATACAGAAACTGTCCAGGGAGGATCGCAGGTCGCTCTTTCAGGAGATCTTTGCCCATATGAAGGCTAATAAAAAGAAGGAAGACAATGAAGACTGAAACAAATCAAAGCACTGAATCGTTTAAAGAAACATTTGATTGGCTTGTAAACGAAGCCAAATCAAGTGGCATGTATTACGATGGCAGTATCTTTGACAAGGGCGAGTCTGCCAAAGTCGTCCTCAATGCAGTCAAGAAGGGGAAACCCTCCAATGATCAACAGGTTTAATTTTGGACCTGCCCCTGACTCTGCGCCTGGGGACGACAACCATTTCGATCAGTTCGCTGATCGGCTGGACGATTTGCTCTCTGAGTACTCTCACCATCTCACGATTGGTGAGCTGATCTCTACACTCACAGTCACCCAACATTCCCTCATCACTCAGTCCATTCAGGCACTGCGAGATGAGGATGATGATGACTCCTGAAGCTTCAGACCTAATCCAGGTTGCTGCACAGATTGCACAGGTGGGCGGAATTTTACTTGCCATTGCCTTGCTTCATAGATATCAGTGATTCCGTTCGACATGCCGCACTCATCTTCCATAAACCTAATGATTACAACAGTTGACGTTGTCTACTCAGGTGGAGTGCAGCAAAAAAAATTCTTTATCGGTGTGGCGAAATTGGCAGACGCACAAGACTTAAAAGATTACCTCCCTTCCCGAAACCCCAGTAATAACTGGGGTTTTTTGCTTTTCCTGCACAGAAATTTCTGTGCAATTGCACAGATTTGCCCCCCAAAAAAAGATAGGTATACACCCTTGACATCGTGTACACAGTGTACTACTTTGTCTTCATCGACGGTGGTTACACACCCCCGCAAAAACCAAACGAACAAGACAATGAATCACAATCAAGGAACGCTAGAGGATCGCTACGATATTTATGTCGAATGCCTGAAATCACTGGGAGCAAGCGATGATGAAATCAAATCATTCGATGAATGGCTCAACTCCTAAACGCAACCCACCCCTAACCTAAACGAACAAGACAATGAAGATATTCAAAAACCGATACGAAGCATGCCTGGAAGATGGTCAGTTATACATCTACGACAGGATCACAAAATGGGGCGGAAGCTTTGAGGCAGCGGAATCTGATGAAGATTTTAAAGGAGGAGAACTCCTTCTGGAACAAATAGCAAACGCTTTCAACTACTAATCAACGGGGAGCCTAGCTCCCCTACCCTTAATCAACTCAACGAAGATTCATTTAATTACCGCAACCCCATATTAAAGCGAAGCAAGGCTATGAAAACACACACTGAATACCTCGACTACATCGAATCAACTAGAGACTACATCATCTGTCAGACGCTGAAACGGGAGGATGCCGATGAACTGGTTTGGCAGCACGCTGACTGTTCTGAACACGTTATCTACTACGGCAAAGCTCACGACCTGGTTCACCTTGTCCGCAACTGGGACTCCAGTCTCTACAATGAGGCCCAGGAAGAAGTTGAAGAGCTTAACGGTGGCGAGTTTCTGGATTACGACACTTACGCCACTAGGCTGGCTTTTTCGATCATCCGCATTCATCTGTCACAACTTGTCAACGAGTTCATTGATCAGTCCGACAAACTTCTGGCGGAGGCAGCAGCATGAAGGTTGGAGACACTGTCAGAGTCGGCGGCAGCGAATACTCCATCATCAAAATTTGCCCAGGCAATGCGCTTGTCGTCGAGGATAAGCAGCAGAATCAGTTTCTGGTCGCTAACTACCTGGTCAAAGGCACTTACTGCGGCGGAGCAAGGAGGTGGAAGCATGAAAACTAAAACTCTAAAAAAAAATCTGATGGTGTGTATCCACCTATTGACCTGGAGCAGTGCTATCGCAGGCGACCATACAGTCGCCCTGACGATCCTGGCAGAGGCAGGGAACCAATCGGAGGCAGGTCAGACTGCGGTGATGGCAGTGATCATCCAGAGGAGTCTGGAGCGAAACATTAGCCTGGAGCATGTATGCAGGCAACCCAGGCAGTTCTCATGCTGGAACGGAAAACGATATTCTGATCTGGAACATCTGCTCAGAACTCCCCAGGCCAAATTCGCACTGTGGCTTGAGGCTAACCCAGACAGGATCGATCTCAATGTGACTAAACGTGCGAACCATTATCACGCTACCTGGATGAAGGCGAAGCCCTATTGGGCAGCAAATCGCAAACCACTTTACACAATCGGTGACCACTCATTCTACAGGCTATGAAACAGACCATCAGAGACGAGCATGCCAGGATGATCAGGTTTGCCAGACGACAGGGGTGGAGACTTTACAAACTAAGGGTCGGGGATGAAGTCCCCAGGGGTTGGAGATACCTATGCCTGAACTACGTTTACTTTCAATGAAGACAAGACAACTAGCGAATAACAAATACCAGATCCAGCAGGGGTCATTGTCAGCGATCATTTTGCTGACTGCCAGGAATGGCAACTACTACTTCCGCCCTCAGGGTGGAACAAAGAAAATCGCAACCAGGACCAGTAACAAGGAAGAAGCGATTGCCATCGCTGCCAACCATTTCTTTGATGTGCCTGAATCAAAATCGGAAGATCGAGATGATATCACCATAGGCGAACTATGCGAGCGGCATTGGCTGGCAACTCAGCGAGGTGAGATCGAGAATGCAAAAGGCAAACCGATTGAATTCCAGCATAGCAAGCAGATCAGGTGGGCAGCGGAAAAGATTTGTGGAACGAAAGATCTTCATAAGATCTACCTGTCAGATTTCGCAATCAAGGATAAGGGCGTCAGCAAACCGATTGCTGATTTCAGAGCAAAGCTGTTCACTGACAGTCGAGGCAGAGTGATTCAGCAGGGAGAGGAGTATCAGCAGGCAGCAGGTAGCTACAATCGTTTCCTCCGCAATTTCAAGGCCCTGTTTAAACCTGAACTGAGGGAGACTATCTATTCAGATATCAACCTTGATGACGCTGCCATTGCATGCATTCGAGCGGTGAAGCTGAAGAAGATTGAGCACAAGCGATTCAAGGCAGCGGAACCAGAGGTTCTAGCCAAACTCGATCAGCATTATTCTGATCCAGCCAATTTTACCCAGGCATCCAATCCCAGGGTGAGTTGGAATCTCTACGTGCGCTATTGGCTGGCTCGATGCTGCGGCTTGCGAAAGGCTGAGATCATCAACGCCAGGCATGAATGGCTGGTCAATGACAATGGTCAATGGTTTGTCAATGTGACCCATACTGCTAGATACAGAGAGGAAGAGATTTGGCAGGATGGTTGGAGTAGCAAAAGTAGCAACTCTAGGTGGGTTCCAATCCCTCAATGGCTGGTTGAGAAGATCCAGGCAAACAAACTGACCCAGCGCAAGGATGAGCCTATTATCCACTTGATCGGCTACACAGTGCATCACAGGGCTGATGACGAGCACTATCGCAAGGAGTGGCGCAAGGCAGTGACCCTGGCTGGCGGCGACTATCGCAACTACAAAAAGCCCACCCATCAGTTGAGAGGCGAATTTATCACCGCAGTAGCGCATGCGAGCGGATCGGTGACAACTGCTCAGGCTTATGCTGGACACTCAGATCCGTTGACCACCTCCAGGCACTACTACGATGCCAGTCGGGTAAAAAACCGAATTGAAATCAACCCCCTGGGACAGTTTTTGTCTCACGCTAACCCTTAAAACGTGATGACCAAATTCATATTGACAATGTATTTGGGTGTATACTTACTGGGGGGATCGTATGCCTAGTAAACGTGCTAAGAATAAGAAGTTGATTAATTGGTGGATTCGAGAAGAAAACGCAGATGCCTTGCGTGAGTATGCCAAATCAAAAGATGTCCCAATTGTTGACCTCATTGAGGAAGCGATTCGGGAGAAGTGTAAGGAATGGGGGGTTGATTACAGGGATTTCGCCCATAACAAGTTTAGCAATAGAGACGAAAAAAAATGAAGGAAGCCATACGGGAAGCAGCAAATCGGTTTGCTGCAATTGAGAACGCTGGTAAAGCCGAAGCAGCAAAAAATGTCGGCCTCTGCAAATCAAGACTGTCCCTCTTGACCTATTTACAGTTTCCCATTTTCCTCGCAATGTTTGCTGGGGCTATTTGGGAAATTCATGACCTACGAATTAATTTAAAGGAACAAATTAAATCCAATGCTGCCTTAATTGAAATGAACGCAACCGATCATAACGATTTGTCCGATAGATTTGAACTGGTCGAATCCAAAATGGAATTGATTGGTGAGATGTTTTTTGTGACCACTATCGAATGAATACCAGGGGCGCAGTCGCCCCACTTTTTTTAAACTACGGTGTATAGCTATCCCAGTATACACCCCTATCAAATGAAACAGGAAATTATATCAATCAGGGTTGAAAGCCCACTAAGGGACGAGGTTGAGAGGGTCGCAGACTACATTCAACAGACCTCGTCGAACACCAGTCGAATGCTCATCCAGTTTGCCCTGGATCATGTAAAGGCGAAGCCATTCACCCTGCTTGAGCATGTCCAAAAGAATAAATTCAAGGGCTAAGGGAGCCAGAAGGGAGCGGCAATGGAGGGACAAATGCAGAGAGGCTGGCTTCGATGCATTCAGGGGATCTCAGTTTAGCGGCAAAAACCCGACAACTGGTGAGGCAGCACCTGACGTAGTAACACCAGGTTTGCGAGTCCATTGGGAGGTTAAGGGTGTTGAGGCACTCAACATTTACAAGGCGATGGAGCAGTGCCAACGGGATCGGAATGACGATGAGGTTGGCGCAGTTGCTCACACTAGAAACGGGATGCCCTGGCTTGTGACCTTCCTTGCCGAAGATGCTTTCGACCTGCTCAGAGAGTCTGAGTTGGTCAGAAAAAACAAAAACCAAAAACAAGATAAACAAGATGCAACATATGAACACAGTGCTGAAGGGGATGGACCTTCGGTTGAAGCAGTATGACTCCCTAGTCGAGGTCAAACATCGGTTTGATGAGTCAGAAGTCTACATGATTGCTGACGTAGCAAAACTGATGAACGTGAGCGCAAACAAACTCTACACGTTTTGCCTGGAAGAAGGGTGGCCGATGTTAACGGTCGCAAACCCAAACGGGTTGAGCAGGGTCAAGCGGAAGCTGATTGCTGGTCGGTTCCTTAAAGCACTGAAGAAACAAGTAACCATCATAAAACAACACGCTAAAAAAATCGTATGAGTGAAATAGCAATACCAACAACAACCGAAGAAAACCTGCCTGCTGAAGGCTGGCACAATTCGGTGATTACTGAGGTCTTCGGGTTCTCTCAGTATGAAGACAAAAACGGCAAGCGGATTAAGGATGAAGATCTCGATTCGCACATCGGGCCTAGGAAGCTTCAGAACAAACTGAAGGTGGTGTTTGAGGTTGAGGAGAAAGACGCACAGGGAATTCCCATTTCTGTGAAATCTAAACCGATGAATCAGACCCTGGCGCAGAAAGCCGCATTACGTGAGTTCCTTAACATGATCGATCCGAAGATTCTGAGGGACAACAAAGTGTTCAAGCCAGAGCATATCATTGGTCGCAATTGTCGTATTAAACTGGAGTATTACACCTCCCCTACAAACGGCAAAACCTATGCGAACATCAAGATGATTGATGCTTCCGATGACGACAACGGAGACATTCCCCCATTCAGACGATGACAACCGTTAAGCAGGGCAACAGTGACGGTGATCACTATTACACCGCACAGGGCGCACCTGCATACGGTTGTGGAATAAAGGTAGCGAGGGAAGAGGGGTTACTCCCCTCTCCCTCCACCATCCTGGGAGTGATGAACAAACCAGGGATCGCAATTTGGATGCAGAATGTAGCGGCGGAAACAGCACTGGATATGGCTGATGAGGTCAGGGCCACATACCAGGATCGGAAAGACCAGGTTGCTGCGGTTGTGAAGGCAGCGAGGGAAAAAAGTCAGGAGGCTATGGATCTGGGAACACGCATTCACTCATTGGCTGAAGACATCCTGGCAGGCAAACCATCAATAGAGGGAGATCCGTATTCGGTCGGCATTGCTGATTACCACACCAGGAATATTGTCAGGGTCCGATGGACTGAGAACTCAGTGACATGCATCACCGATAGGATCGCATTTGCTGGTCGAGTTGATGCGCTTGTTGAGCACCAGGCATGCGGGTTGGCAGTGCTCGATTGGAAGTCATCGAAGGTGGCACGTAGCAGGTCAGGTAAACCAACACCGAAGTGGTATGACCCCTACATCATCCAGCTTGCTGCTTACAGCTACGCAATCGACGGTCAACCTCACCCCATTTCCATTGCAGTTGATACCACTCCAGGCAGTGAGGGTGGGATCTACGAGAAGGTGTGGGAGGAGATGGAGATAGAGCGAGGGTGGCGAATCTTCAACCTCCTGTATCGCCTATGGTGTGAGGAGAAAAAATACGCACCGCACGAATGGTATGCGGCTAGACGCTAAAGACAAACTCAACCACCTCCACAGGCTCGAAATGGATCGGGCCTGCGGAGT